TTTTTTGGGTTTATATTATTGCACTAATAAAAGGTGCTCGGAACTAGTTATAAAGATTAATCTAGTTCATCCCAATGAGATCTGGGTACTCCAATCGCTCCAAAGGAGTTCAAGGCGCCAGAGATTGCTCCGACTGCGGCTCCTGGTGCGTTGCCTGTTATGTAACCGGCAGCTCCATTGATAAGAGCATTGCCTGCTACTTCTATCATTTTGCTAGATGCCTCATCAGTGAAGTCAGATAATTTGTTCCTGATCCTCTGAATCCATGTGCTGTTCTCTTTACTAGGTGGTGAAACTAAATATCTTCCTCCATTACTGCTCATTACTCGATTGATAAGATTAAGAGATCTCATGTCTGAGCTGCTTTCTTCTGTTGGAGATAAGTAATTTGACTGGGCAACAACAAACTCTACATTGATGACTAATTCAACTTTAACGGTGACTTGTGGGTTAGTTGTTCCTGTATTACCATTCTCTATTCCGAAACCACTTATAACTAAAGTGCTGCTGTTTGCATTAAGGGGCCAGTTGTTGAAGTTGAGGTCATTGAAGTCTTTAGGTTTCCAAATAACTTCTACTCTATCTTGGATTCTATACTCTTGCTTGACTCCTTGGATTTGGGTAGCATCTTCTGAATAACCAATCATTGGTTGACCGCCGATGTCTACTGGCATATAAGCTGCAGTTATGTATCCTGTTGTGTTAGCTGTAGCTCCTGCAACGTAAGCATATAACGAAGCTCCCGTACATCTGGTCTGGATTGCCATCCCGCTGGGTAACTTAGTCTGTAGGTCTGCAACATTAGTTGCCACCACATTCTGAATCATACCAGTGGTTAATGACACGTCGTTCATGATCTGTAGAGTATACGCAGATGCTTCGGGTCTTGCTAAAATCTGGAAGTTCCCATTGGTGTTTACTTGAAAAGTGTGGTTGTAGAAGAACTTCTGCTTAGCTGTAGCCTGGGAGATAAATCCGGGTAGTCCTGCTGCTGGTGCATTTCTGGGGTCGCACATGGATGCGACAATATCTGCCATATCCTTGCTTGAACCAGAGCCCAGACGAAGGAAACGATTATATTGCATAGGCGAGTAACGAGCTCTTGCAATAACACCAGGCTTGTAGGCTCTTTGATTATTCTGGGGTTTGTACAAGGCAACAGTGGTGGTATGCTTGTTCTTGCTTTGCGTCTCCTTAACAACAGCTTGGACATTGCGTTTCTTGTTATTGTTTCTTTGATTTTTCTTACCGCGAGGCATTTCGATTAATCCGAGTTGGGGTTGATCTTTTAATATTTGCTTCCCTCTAACTTTCTTTTGGAACATAGCATCGAAGAGGGGTGATTCCATGTACTGTAGTTCATCGTTGAAATAGATGCTACAGTCGACTAAGGGGTTGATACCATATTTAGCCTTCCACATGAGACGTACTTTCCAGGGATCGCACTTGGAAACGTCACTGACATGCATTGACATTTGGTAGGAGTTATACAGCTCTCTAACATTTGCTCTCTGTTTACTAGTTATAGGACCTGTGTAACCTGCCTTGTGGAGTTGGTCAAATCCGTGTTTAATAATATCGCTAATCCCTGGGACGTTTAACCCCCAACTTTTCAAGCACAAAAGCATACAGAATCTATGGTCCAGAGCGGTGAATTTTTTGCTGATCTTACGGGTATATTGACCAGACAAGAATGCTTTAAGAGTCCTAAAGACAAAGAACTCTCTTGTGTCCGTTCGAATAGTATCACGACTAGCGAATTCTGTGTATTCAAGGGGTAGAAAGACCAACTCTTTAATCGTCATACCGTATCCCTTTGTATCTGCAGTGTCATCTCTATTAAAGAATTCGTATAAATGGTCTCTGATTAAGTTTCGGTGTTGAAGGTTGTGTCCTTTTGCCATGCTGTCATCACCTGTTACAGACAAGTAGATATCATTGTTCCTGGTGTGTCTCCAGCGAGGAAATCCTTTCCATTCACCCAAGTAAGCCTCATTCCATTTCAAGCCTAGTTGGTCTAACATGAACCCGTTACAGACTATAAGCCTAAGACTATTACCAAATGTAGTCTCAATTGCCATGCCACTGTTCACAGTGCCTTCTAAGCCAACTGTCATGAATGGTAAACCACCCTTAGTATCTCTACATTTGATGATACTACGATGATTGAAGAGTTTCTCTCTAAGATTTATCTGCTTGTCATAAGGAATATTCGCCAAGAAAGCCAAGTAGTCGAAGTACTTTCTCCAGAACCAATCATCTATCCTAAATAGTTGAACACCCTGGTGAGCGTCATGGTTAGAAGAATCAAACCCAATAGTAAATCCGTGAGCCAAATGGATCAAATCTTCAGTCCAATATACTCCCATATCTTTGGAACTCATAGCATGTATGAACTGAGGAAATATGAAGGATAACATGTTCAGAGCTTGATGATTGAGTGGTAATTGCCAACCCATCATGCTCTTATTAGGGACACATATGTTACGTGGCTTGTCTGAGTTGATTACGTCTTCTAATGTGCCGAATTTAGCTTCATCATTCTTGGTCATTGCTTCAAATACTGGTCTCATCTTCCCTTGCGTGAGGTTGTCGAGATAAAAGGCACGCTTCTTAGGATTCCTACTTTTAAAATAGTCTTCTGTGGATGAATTCATCTGATATGCCTTTAATCTCTCATCCATGACAGGTCCAAGTTTAGTGTCGAGGTAATTGATAACCTTGTCCATGAGTTTAGGATCCGCTTTAGTTACTTTACCGCATAATCTCATAATAACTGAATACACCATATTAATCACGCAAGTATTGAGGTAGTAGGTGCCTATAATCACATGTCCAGCAACGACAGTGTCATAGCCTGTGCATTCGTACACCACTTTCCTGCATGTACATCTGAAATCTGAACCGGTGACAACCTGACCTTTATCAAACTTTGATTGTATGTTACGGTCATGGAATGTGACTCGCTTGACGTATGGGCTGATGTTGTCTTTTGTGAATGCTATACGTGCTGGATCTACATGTGCCCCTCTCTCTATTTGTCTACCTCTGACATAAGTTTTCTTATGAGCATGTAGATAAGTTAAAATCTTCCTAAGGACTGTGAGAGCACCGACACCGACTGATAAAGGAACCATGTACTTCATCACGGGATATAAAGGAGCTAAGACTGGTACATATGCTCTAATAGCTATGTTGCAGCCGATGGAAAGTACATTAGTTACAACGACTTCTGTAATAGTCTCTTGCAGATCTTGCCTAGCTACCGTCTTAACTAATTTTTCATAGTTTTGAGGGTGAACATTCAACTCTGGTTTATCAGCTAAAATAGCATCCACTTGTTTATGTAAGTGCTCGACTCCGATAACCTTTTGCCAAAGTGTATATTTCTTCTTGAGAGGTAATTTAGCGGGTCGCTTGTCTTCGAGGTCTAATTCTTCATATATCT